AGTCTGCCCTAAAGTCTCAGGTTTTGCCAAATTGAATTGTTGTAAACATAAATAACCGAAAGCATCAAAAGCATGATCAACACCAAGGTTTTTATTAGGTAATCCTGTCCCTGGTGCATAAGTCAACGTCCTTAAAGACTTAATTAATTGCTTGCATTTTGGATGAATAAACGTCCTTCTACTACCACTCGCATCCAATAAAGCCGTATTAACAGCAGTAACTTTATCCCTTATCTTCCACGGCGCACGTGGACTCGAAACATTAAATCCACTTCTCCTTAAAATACTATGATCTGTCGCACCAACGCCACTAGTTTTTCTCGCTCCTCCTGTAGGGTCAGGACATGCTATTACTCTTCTATCCACCCCATATCTGCGTACGACTTCTTCTGCAAAGTCCCATGTGGTTGCCCCACCTGTGAGCATGATTTCGTCAAACACATACAAGTTTTCCCCATCCTTCACAGCACATACCCCTGACATAGGATCTACGTTGAAATCCACACCTAAAAGTATTGGCGCAACACTAATATCTTTTGCTTTCTCTGAAATATTCTCATCTCCAAAACTAACAGCTACTAACCCAGTTAAATTCTCAAAACTTGCCTCAAACTCCTGCCTAAATGTCCTCCCATCTAATTGCGCTCTGGCTGCTTCAACTTCCTCTTCTGGTACATTACCCCCCTCAATCGTCGTATAACACCATCTCTGCCACTCCCCCGTAGGATCACTCGCCGTATAACACCATAAATCATAAAACCAACTCGCTGTCCCATCAGGTGTACTAATAAATAACGCCCATCCCTGTTTATCAGCTAACGCAGGTCTAATAACCTCAAACCATACCTCCGATCCCATAAAAGCTGCCTCATCTAAAACAACCCCCGATAAACTTCTTCCCCTCAATGCCATCGCATTTTCTGTCCCCTTCAACTCAATACTTGATCCATTAACAAGATCTAGTCTCAAATCTGTCTCATTTTTACCCGCTATCCATACCTTCGGTACCAGTTTCTTCAATGCTTTCCATGCAATATCCTTCGCCATCCGATATGTCGGCGCACAATAAAAAAATGTCTCCCCTGGTTTCTCAATCGCTCCCTTCAATAACTCAATACAACTCAAATAACTTTTTCCAAATCTCCTCCCCGCTACTAATACCCTAAATCTTTTCTCACTATTAAAAACCTCCCCCTGCGCCCACCTTAAATTAATTTCTGGTGCAGATTTTACCGTCATACATTATCATTTTTATTAATAATACTAGCTCCTCCTAGTTCTGTGGCATCTAAAGACGAAATGTTGGCTAGAAGACAACGCCTCTATCGTAGGCAGTCTGAAGGTATGCCAGCTCGACAATTAGTTATAGATCATTCTCAACGTGAAGGCGTTACTGAACGTACAGGTTGGGATGATTGGAATGCTGTTAGAAAATGGAATGAAGAAGATTGGTCCATTGAACGTGAATCTACAATCTCTCGTATCCAAACAATGCGCTTCCGTGCCATAGATAAAGCTATGCGTAAAGGACAACTCCAAACAGTCGCTCAACTCCTTGCAGATATGGGTAAAGTCGTAGGCGAATCAGTCGAAACTATTAACGTCCAAGCTCCTGAACTCTCTATTAAAATTGAAAAGAAAAAATCTTGATTTTCAATATATATTTATGGTACCAGCGAAGTGATATAGCAAATAAAAAGCCGCAACCCTCCCCCCCCACTAAGCGAGGGAGCAGCAGCAGCGAAAATCTAGACTAAACCTTATGCCTTGCCAGTCATCCAAGCGGCGAGGTCGTCAACCTTGTCAGCCCTCAGAGGTTGCAAACCTGCACGACCTGGGACAAGGTAGGCTATCTCAGTTTCTCCCGTCGGTAGCTTGATATCTACTCTCTCAGGTCGTAGACCGAAGTGATCTTGTAAGAACTTTCGACTTGTTGGCTTAATATCTCTCATTTGTTTTTTTTGGTTTGTTTACTCTCCCATAATACACTATTCTAAACCAATAATCTAATTGTTAAGTTTTACTCACTTACTAAATTATTAGCTTACTAATCGTCTATAATTTGTTTGTAAAACAAATTTGCATTAATTTTACTCAAAAAACCTTCTTACTTTTTTCTCTTCCACTGGTACAACTTCCAAAAAAAGAAACCATCTTTCTGGAGATGCTGAACCGAGAAGAAGAAAAAAACCAAACCCAAACCAAACCCAAACAAATTCAAACAAAAACCAAAATGAAATTTTTAATTATTTTTTCTAGCTACATTTTTCTAATTTGCTGCGGAGTAGCTACTGTTAACAATTCACTTTCTGAGATGACGAAGCGGGATTGTATCAATAGCAATAACCCATACTCTTCCGCTTGTCTTTATCTCAGCAGCACAAGGGGTAAATAAAAATGTATGTAGTTAATTTTCATCATTACGAAACCTTCAACGCATTGGGGGTTCAATGGTCACATTGTGAAGCAGGTGAGCAAGGCGAAACTGATGGATGGATTGAGATAAATGATGATAGTAAAAAATGGTTAGATGAAAATTTCGAGAATTGGGAGAATTAAACAAATGAAAACGACAAAACAAATTTTTGAAGAAATGGAAGAGGATTATTCCAACATTTTGGGTTGTAGTAGTTCTATTCTTGCAATTGCGAAAGAGCAATTAAAAGAGAAAGACAAAGAGATTAAAAGTTTACGTCTTCAACTGGAGACGATAAACGAGCCGAAAAGCTCTTAAAAACCACTCAAAAACGACTTAAAAACACCTAAAAATGACTTTACAGACACCCACAGACTTAAAAAATTCAGTTTTCGATCAATTAGAAACCTACACAAGAAAAAAGACAAAAGAGGACATTTTAAAATCTTTTATTAGTTTCTTGCCTCAGTCTCAGATTGAAGAATTAAAAGATTCTCTAGAAAGAGAAATTTTTTAAAGAGGATATATATAAGAAAAAAAAGGATATATCGACTTTTAAAAGGGTCGATATATCGGATTTATTAAACCAATCAAAACTAAAATCATGTACAAAACAAAACTAATCGAAGGGACTAGCAACCGTAAATTAACTAATTTGAAATATGATCCTTATTTTTCAAGTAGTTACACAACTTTTGAAAGTTGTTCGGATGCTTGCCCACTATGGAAAAAATGTTATGGGAAAAAAAGCTTTACAGCATTCCATGAAAAAAAGTTGTTTAATAGTGAGATAGATTACGACCTAGAAAGATTTATAAAGGATATTGAAAGACTAAGACCAAATACTACGCTTAGATTAAATGTTACAGGTGATTTGCCTTGCGTCACATATAAACCTAATAATAATGAAAGAAAGATCTCTATAGATGCATTAACCAAAATTTACCACGCTACAAGAAAGAATAATATTAAAACGTATACATATACGCACTTGCATTGTGATTCTAAGAATCAAAAACATAATTTAGAATGTGTAAAATTATTTTCAACTGATAATTTTGTAATCAATCTTTCAACTGAGAAACCATTGCAAGCTAGTAAATATTTTGTAGATAAGTTTGATGTAGTAATGACAAATACAAATGTTTTTAATTTGGCAGTAGATGCCATTAAAAAAGGTGATAAGCCTACTATGGTTAATAAATATGGGACTATAGATATTTTCCCCTGTAAGGCTTTATATATGGATAATGAAAGTTGTTCTACTTGTCGTAAGTGTATGGAACACAATAGAAAAGAAGTAGTGATATTCAAGGAGCATTAGAACAATGAATAATGCTCAAAAGTTCGATCAATTAAAAGAAGAAATAAAGTTATATATCGAAGAAAAAAAAGTTGATGGATTAATTGATTCAGATATAAAAAAAGAAATAGCAAATAATTTTAATGTATGTTTAAGAACTGCTCAAAGATGGTTTTTAATATTAAATGATCCTCAAATGGGAGATTATGAGACGATAGAAAATAAGAAAGAAGTAATCAGAAAAGGATCAAGTTTAATCCATGAAAACTTAGAAAGATTAGTATTAAGCGAGGACAAAGAAGAAAGAGAGAGAATAAAAGAAGAAATAGAAATAGTTTCTAAAGCATTAAAAGGGGTTAATAGTATTAGAAGCTATTAACTGTCGTTGCGACTGTCGTTTCAATTGCTAAACCAATGATATATAACTAATTATTAATTTATTCCAAAGTATTAGCCTATAGTTATCTATAGGCTTTTACAATGGATATATACCAAACCAATTAAAACCAACCATGTCAAACCAATTTACCGAGGAACATTACGAACGCCTAAAAGACGAATTTGCAGAAGATAATCTAGACTTAGAGTATGATTCAGATCAATTTGCTGAGAAGTTTAAAGAACATTTACAAGACTTAGAATACTTCAATAATCATCCGTCACTCAGTGCTTATGATAGAAATCCGTCATTAGCAGGTTAGATATATAAACCTTACCCATATCAACTAAACTAAACAAACCTAAATTATGTCTACTATGTCCGAACTACATAGACAACAATTACAAGACCATGTAATTGATAGTCTTATATATAGAGAATATAAGGAAAAAGAAATAAAAAAAGATTATATGAATGGTCTTATTAGTGAATGCGATTTTAAGACAAAAATGAATGCACTTTATGGTCTAGGAATAGACATGAATGGCAAAATCATGAATGCAAATTTGAATGGAGAATCATCATGAATGACTCAATTCAACTTCCTATCGAAGATGCAAAAATTATTAGAGATATGTTTACAGAACTAATCTCTTTTGATGAATCAGAAGGTCATGAAGAACCTCCTGAGTATGTGTATCGATTAGAAACTCAATTATCAAATTTAATTGGT